GTTGTTTTCCTTGATAATGATATGGTTATAGATGAATGCTTTCTGGTCCATCTAAAAAAGACAATTAAGCCTCATAGAATAGTAGCTGCTGCTGGGGCAAAAGTTATAAATACAAACACCGGGAAACTTCAATTGTGCGGAAGGGATATTATTAATGATAGGATAGATTATTCAAGGGACCAACTAGATCGATACGATTCGAGGACCATGGTATCTAGGGTTTGTGATTTAATCCATGGCGGGGCTACAATTTACCGCAAGTCTGCTCTTGATAAAATTAAGATTGATAAAAAGTTTTTTATTGGGTATGAAGATATGGATATGATGTTGCAGTTCCGAGAGCTTGGGTTTAAGCTTTTATATTGTGCCGATGCGATCGCTTTTCATTCGCCGGAGCATTTAGGAGATTACGCAAAGATACGCCGGGACCCTAAAACTTTATTGGCCAGTAAAACTTACTTTGAGGAAAAATGGAAAATCAAAACATAAAAGTTGCAATTATAATGCCCGTGTTCTTTTTTAGTTATGGAGAAAATGAAGAACGCTATTTAAAGAAAGCAATAACTTCCAACCTTATGCAAACGCATTCAAACTTTGTTTTTTATATTATTTTAGATGGTTATTTTCCAGAGGCAGAAAAAATTATACAAAATCATGCAGATCAAGATGAGAGGATTGTTTTTATTAAACAAGATCACATGGGTTTAACAAAATCTTTAAATATGGTCCTTGAGAGAATCGAGGAACCGTTTATCGCCCGGCACGATGCAGATGATTTTTCTTCACCGAATAGGATAGAGAGATTGCTTGATGCCATTATAAAACATGACAAGATCGGTGTGGTCGGGGATAACTATGGCGTTGTTAATATTATGGGCCATCTTACTCATATAAATACTGCGGACCCGGAGAATCAAAGGATAGATAAGTTAGCCGGGACGATCGCTGGGGCTTCTTTGTTTCGTACGAAAGCAATAAAAGAGATTGGCGGCTGGAAATATAAATACGCACAAGATTTTTACATGCTAGTATCAATGCGTAAAAGAAACTGGATTCTCAAAACGCTAAAAGAAACTTTATATTTTTATCGGCTACACAAGAATCAAATATCTCAAGCGGTTCGATCGCAACAAAAAGTTTGCCATCGGGCTATTGTGGAAAAGGAATGCAAATGAGTAAATTTTATGCTTGGGCAATAGACTTAAACGGAAAAAAGCACCCGGGCCTTGTTGGTCGATACTGGTGGTTTGATGGTATTCCGAACATACCGCCGCAACTTGAAGGGTGCCGAGTGTGCTTATTTACTACTAGAAAAATAGCCCGGGGATATTTAAAGAAAATGAAAAAATACGAGGAAGAGTCTTTAGGGGATTTTATTCCTTATCCTAAAGCGAGGGTTGTTAAAGTGCTTGTGGGGATAACGATTCAGGAGAGATAAATGAGTTGTAGCAGTTGCATGAATTGCAGTAATGGCGTAAGTGGTTTTCAAAAATATTGTACTGAGTGCGAGAAACAATACAAACAAGATGCTCTGTTCTGGAAAACGAATTGGCTTAAAAGCCTTTATGATTCAAAAGAACTAGAGCAAGAAATTCAGGAGCATCTTGATAAAGATAGAATTTAGGAGAAAATGAAGCCGATAAAATTTAGAGAGCAGAATAAAGTTTATGGAGAGAATCAAAAACCGTTTCTTCCTCTGCCTGTTTATGAAGATGATGTTCAGGGCGGCCGGGTCTTTCATTGTTGGCAGTTGACTTTTAGGGAAAGGATAAAAATTCTATTTACGGGCAAGTTGTGGATTAGTGTTCTTAACTTTGGCCGGGGATTGCAGCCCGTGAAGCCCATGGTGGATATTCCGTTTAAAAAAATAAAACAAAATGGAAAAAATAGAACTAGATAAAATTAAACCATCGTTAGTTAACCAAAGAAAACTCTTTGATGAAAGTAAGCTTGACGAATTATCAGAATCTATAAAATCTATTGGTTTAATAAACCCGATTTTGGTTAAGCCAGTTGGCGATAAATATGAAATAGTTTGTGGTGAAAGAAGATACCGGGCTTGCCTTAAATTAAATTTTAAATATATTTGTGCAATAGTAAAGCCCTCAAATGAAGAGAAAGTTGTTTTGGCTCAATTTATTGAGAACGAGCAAAGGGAAGATTTGATGCCGATAGAGATTGCTAAAGCCTTAAAAGGCTTAAAGCTAAAGTTTAAATGCGATGATCGGACTTTATCTAAAAAGATAGGGAAGAGTGAAAGATGGGTTAGTTATGCCCTCTCTATATTAAAGCTGCCAAGGGGCATAAGGTACTATTTTGAAACCGGGAAACTTTTACTAAGTCATGCTCGGCCACTATATCCGTTGATCGGACAAGAAGATTTATTGGATGAAGTACGAGAGAAAATTAAGAAGGGTGAATTTACTGTAGGCAGTTTATATGCGCTTGTGAAAAGAACTAATGAAAAAGAAAGAATAGTAGAAAAACCCTTCGTTGAACCTAAAAGAAATTTTGATTTAATAATACAAGAGATAAAAGGGTTGACGGATTCTGAAAAAATCCACAAGCTTCTTGACGAGATTTGTGAAATCCATAAATTAAAAATTTTAAGCCTTCGGAAAGCGCTTATGGTCAAGATTCAAAAGTTAAGGAAGCTTAAAGCAAAGGAGTCGAATGAGTAAATTTAAAACACGCAAAGATATTCTTATGGAGCATTTTGGTACAGTCATGCAAGAGGATGTTATAAACCAAGCGGTCCGGGACCTCAACAAAACAGAGCTAGAGTATAAAGATATTGCAAGGGTGGTAGATTCTTTACCCGGGCTTACTTCAAAGAAAAAAGAGGAAATTATTGGTGTGATAATAAAGGCTGCGGAAGCAAAACGGAGAATAAGATGATAGTTTATCTTAAACTAACTAAAACGGCCGGGAAGAGAGAGGACTTCTACAAGCATATTGATTTAATCAAAAGCAGCACAGATATGGCTGTAGAGACAGTTGACGTTAAACAGCTTCAGTCTCAGAAGGTCTTAAACAAAAGAGAAATCAAGGGCCTTAAAAAAGCAACCAAAAAATATGTTAAAAGAAAATATGATGATTTTTATGAATTAATGAAAACTCAGCCGTTCCGCAAAAGGTGGTTGGCGGCTAAAAGGATTTTATTTAAGAAAGGGTTGGTGTGATACTCATAACTAAGACATTGAGGGTTATTGTTTATGTTATCTGGATGCTTTTTTGGTGTGTTCAAGGTTGGTTAATGGCTTTGCATGATTGGTTGGTAAGGTTAGAAGAAGAGCAAGATTTACTAGAATTATAAAAAAAGGAGTTTTATGGATTCAAAAGAGTTAGCGAAAGAAATCAATGAGCTTAAAGATGCAGTAGATAAAAGCGCTTTCGGGCCAATGTTCCAATACCCGGATGAAAAGGATTTGAGCCAAAGGCAAATAAATCAAGTAGCTTTTGGTGTGTTTACAATCATACTAACAGCTAAGTTACGTCAAACATTCCAAATTAAATAAAATTATTTCTTGACAGTAAGGCGGATAGGGCTTATCCTTAAAATAAGGATGAGTTTATCTAAAACATAAGGAATTGCTTTCTAAAAAAGGTGATTCCTTTTGTTTTTTCTGGGAGTTGACAAATGGCTGGAAGAAAAAAAACGAGATCAAAGGCTAAACCAAAACCTAAAGCAAAAAAAGCTAAAGGGGTATTGGTTAAAATGGGGCGGCCAGAAAAAGACATAAATTGGACGAATTTCAAGTTCTGCTGCATGTTAATGGCTACGAAAGAAGAAATCTGCGGCGTTTTTAATTTATCCGATTCTACCTTGCAGAGAAAAATCAGAGTAAAATATGACGATACTTTTGAGGGGGTATTAAAAAGGTTCTCCGGCCCGTCAAAAGTCTCGCTTCGCAGGACCCAATTTAAGCTTGCTAAAAACAGCACAGCGATGGCTATCTGGCTAGGCAAACAATATCTTGGGCAGATGGAGCCAAGAGTGCCTTACGAAGATGATCGCTTTAAAGATGAAGAGATTGAAATAATACCTGCTGGCCATGATAAACTATATAAAAACCGAATGGATAAATTTTTGAGAAACTAATGATACATCTTAAAAAATATAAACCGCATGAGGGGCAAATGGCTTTTCACTATGCTATTGAAAGGGTGTTTAGATATGTTGCAATGATCTGCGGCATTCGAGGCGGAAAAACCTATGCTGGGGCTAGAGAATCCAGCAGACAGTCTTGGAACGCTAAAGGCGATGGAGTTTATGGAGTCGTAGCTCCGACCTTCCACATGCTTGAAAGAACAACTTGGCGAGAATTTAAAAGAGCGGCTAGGCCGTTAATTGCTAGTGAAAATAAATCTTTTAAAATAATCACATTAAAGAACGGTCGAGAAGTTCACGGCTTTAGCGCTGATAAACCAGACAGAGTAAGGAATGCAACTCTTTGCGGATTCTGGTTAGACGAGGGCCGGGAATGCAAGAATGGTATTTGGGATGTTCTTTTGGGCCGGGTTTTATCTACCGGGGGTAAAGGGATTCTTACTACTTCACCAAATAGTTTTGATTGGATTCACGATGTTTTTATAGAAAATAAAGATAGTGAATATGGCGTTATCCAGTTTGCTACACATCAAAATACCCATCTTAATAAATTAGCCATTTCAGCTTTAGAACGTAAGTATGATAAGAAGTTTGCTCAACAAGAATTATATGGCGAGTTTGTTATATTTGAGGGGTCGGTTTATTATACGTTTAATCGGCAAGAGAATGCCGGGTCCCGGGCTTTTAAAGTTGCTCAATATAATCCTCGATTGCCTTTAGGTTTATGCTGCGATTTTAATGTTGACCCGATGGTTTGGGAGATCGCACAAGTTGGGATTAACCTTCAAACCAATTTGAAAGAAGTTTATGTTATAGATGAAATCAGACTAAAAAATTCTAACACTATTGAGGCTTGCCAAGAGTTCAAAGCAAGATACCCGAATCACGATAAAGGAATAATTCTATACGGTGATGCTACGGGGCATTCAAGAACTACTGCAAGCAATGTAACGAATTATAAAATTATTGAATCTGAGCTTGGGATTTATGGGATTGAAAAAAGAATCCCAAAAAAGAATCCGGCCGAAAGAGATCGGATTAATGCGGTGAATGGAATGATTTGCAATAGTCGAAATGAGCGTAGGATTTTTGTGAATCCTAATAAGTGTAAACATTTAATTAGAGACTTTGAACAGGTTCCATATAAAGAAGGGACGACAAGAATAGACAAGGGCCGTGATTTTAATCTCACTCATGCCTCGGATGGCTTGGGGTACATGATTGAGAAAGAGTTTAGCCTAAACAAAGGCAGAATAGAAGGAATAAAGATATGATAAAAGATTTAGTTGAAAATCCTCACAAAATTCACAAGAGTTATTGTCCATATTGGAACTTCCTTTTAGATAGTTATGAAGGGGGAGTGGATTATACTCAGGCGCAGATTGTTTCTAGCACGATGATAAACGCATCGACCGGGATTACGGTTATGGTTAATGGCCAGCCTTTAAAAAGTACGGTGCAGAATCATTTATTCAAGCATCCGAAAGAAAAAGACAATAGCTATACTGAACGGCTTCAGATGAGTTATTATTATAACTTCTGTTCGCCGATAATTGACATTTATACTAATCATTTATTCAAGCATCCGATTAATGAAGAGTTCAAAGGGCTTGACACAATTATCAAAGAACGCAAAACGAACATTGATCGGCAAGGAAATAGTATTGCGGAGTTTCGGGCTGAAATGGCCGAGTTAAGTCAGCTTTACGGGCATATTTTTGTTATGTCCGATATGCCTAGGGTTGTTGATGGTAAGCAAATTAGAACGTTTAAAGATAAAATAGACAATAAATTGTTTCCTTACTTGACTTTAATACATCCTCAAAATGTTATAAATTGGGCCTTAGATGAGTTCGGCGAGCCTTATTGGGTTTTAATAAAAGAAGTTGTCGATACAGCTATAGACCCGGATAAATATGATAAAAGTAAATTAATAAATGTCCGTTATCGTTTATGGACTCGCACGAATTGGACTATTTACGACAGCGATTATGCTCAGATAGATACTGGGGTCCATGGCTTGGGATATGTTCCGATAAGCTGCGTATTTGATAAGAAGAGCAAAAAATATAAGAATTTTTTAGGTATAAGTACGATTGCTGATATTGCTTTTATTACGAGAGACATTTATAATTCTTGCTCAGAGTTAAAGCAGATTCTTAGAGATCAGACTTTTGCTTTTTTAGCGATACAGGGGTCGGCTGATGAATATAACGATTTGACGGTTGGGACATCAAAAGCGTTGCTGTACCCGGAAGATAGAAATAAGCCGGAGTATATAAGCCCGCCGCCTGCTAATGCAGAAGTTTATTTTAAACATATAGACAGGCAGATTTCTAAGATATATCAGTTGGCTAAACTAGAGGGCGGGTCAGGTTCATACAAGGGAGAGCGGGCCATTGAGCAATCAGGGGTTTCTAAGGCTTGGGATTTCAACGAAACAAATTCTTCTTTATCTAAAAAGGCTGCAAACCTTGAAGATGGTGAAACAAGGATATGGCAGAAATATGCTCTTTGGGAAAAGAAGAAATTTGAAGGGACCATCAGCTATCCGAAAGAGTTTTCAATGCAGAGCTTATTTGAAGATTTAGAAGAGGCTGAAAAGGCGATTAAGATCAGTTTGGGGAATGAGTTTAATAAAGAAATTAAGAAAGCCATCGTTAAGAAAAAATTTCCTCGCATGCCAGAAGATAAAATAAAGGTTATGCTTGATGATATAGATAACAATGAAAAAGGGGAAGGGCTAAAACTAATAGATAGAATGCCCGAATTATTTGAGAAAGAGAATAAATAAACACGGACCCAAACGGTAAAGGGGGAGAGACATGCAATTCACGCAAGAACAAATGGACAAAGCGGTAACGGATGCGGTGGCAAAAGCGACAGAAGGTTTAATGAACCAAGCACAAATTGACTCTGCAATTGAGAGTAGATTAAACCGGGAACGCAGCAAGTTCGGTGATTATGAGGACTTAAAAAAGTTTAAAGAAGAGCATAAAATTGCTACGGACAAAAAAAATCAAGAAGATTTAGAAGCTTCAAAGAAGTATGATGAGGCCAAACAGGGCTATGAAACAAAGATTGGCGAAATGGCCGGAGTCATTTCTTCTAAGGATGTTCTAATCAAAAATATGCAGATCACAACTGCACTAACAAATGAAATAGTCGGTCAGAATGGTTTTGTTGAAGAAACGCTTGCGTTATTAAGACAAAGCACGGTGATTGACGAAAACGGCGGCGTGTTTATTAAGGGCAAAGATGCTAACAATATTGATGCCAAATTAAGCATTGCTGACGGCGTAAAAGATTTTTTAACAAAACGGCCTCACCTAGTAAAAGCAGGTGGAACAGGTGGGTCCGGCGGTACTGGCGGTGCAGGCGCAGGGTCAGGCGATGGCAAATCTGCAAACCTCGCAGAATTGAATACACAACTCATGCAAGCTAGGAATACTGGCGACATGAAGAGGGCAAACGAATTAAAGATCAAAATAGCAGCTATCCTTCCGGGAAATCGGAACGCTGCTTAATTCTTTAATTCAATAGGAGTTGACATTATGAAGTTTTTAGGTTTATTTTTAGCATGGTTAGGCGGAGCGAGGCTTGACATTTATGGTATATTCTCAGCTTTAGGTTTAGCATTATTCGCTGATACCACAACCACAACTTTAACCGAAGCCATTCCTACAATCGTAGCGAGTGCTTTGTTAGAGTTGGATGAAGGGGATGTCGTTCGGCCTTTGGTTACGAACGTTGGCTTCCCGGGTGCTGGTGTAGTTCACCAAACACCTTTTATTACTAGATTGACATCTGAGGCGGATGATTCTTTAGCATCTCAGGCATTGGACTCAACTACTAGCGATGAAACTTCGCCAAGTGCTGCAACAATAGGTGTCCACGGTGCGTATGTTCAGCTAAAAGAGATCGCAGCATTAGCAACAGTTGATGACATGGCAGCAGTAGCCGGAAAGTTGATCGGCCAATGTGTGGTTAAGCGAAGAGATTTAGACCTCGTTACATTATTTGCATCTTTGACTACTAACCAAGGCGGAGCCGGAACGAATATTGCGCCAGCAGATTTATATGATGCTTACGGTTCTCTTAGGTTGTATTTTGCTCCATTACCTTATCACTTAATTTTACACCCTCAGCAAATATGGAGTTCAGTCGGTTTAATCTCATTATTTGACAACTCAAGTGATGCTATTCAGACTCAAGGTCCCGGTACAGTTGGTGAAGATTTTGCTCGTTATGGATATGCCGGAATGGCTTTGGGTTTCAACTTATGGGTCGATGCTAACATCGCTTTAACATCTTACAATGGTTCTGGTGCGGCGCTTTCTTCTCAGGCCATTAAGTATGTATCTAAGAGAGGATTCAGGATTGACATTGAAGGCGATGCTTCTGAAGTAGCAACTAAGATTGTCGGTACTGAAATGTGGGGTGAAGCAATTTTAAGGAATAAGCACGGAAACGAAATGCAGTTTGATACTGTATGATCGGTTGAATAAAATACCCGGTGGGGTAGAGGAACAAACCTCTGCCCCGCTTCTTTAAAGGGGAAAAAAGGAGAAAAAAATGCCAAAAGCAAAAGCAAAAAACAAAGCAGTAAAACCAGCAAAGACTATGGACCAGATCATTGCGGAGAATGAGGCCCTAACATCTAAGCTCGCAGATGCAGAAAAAAGTATTTCTGAAATGGCCCAAATTGCGCCTACAAGTGATGCAACAATGGCAAAGTACATGGAAGAAATGAATGCGATCAAAAGGACTGCCCGGGTTGATTCAAATAAAATAAAAGTTGTTGAGACTACTGACCACAAGAATATCTCTTTGTGGACTAAGATGGGAAAGCGTATTGGACCTTTGCATCAAGCAAATGCGATACGGACTTTTCAGCTTTTCTACAACTTAGGGAATATTCTTTCAACTACACAGCCTACGGTAGAACAAGTCGAATCGTATAAATTAACACCTGAAGGGAAAAAAGAGATTGCTGCTTTGGCAAAGAGTCGGGGAATAAAAGACAAGTCAAGGAAGAAAGGGAAGATCGAAGAATATATGAAACAGATTGCCGAAATGACAGGGCAAAACATAGAGGCTATCCATAGCATTGTAAAAGCTAGTGGAGTAAAGCCTCTCTCAAATGCGCATGCAAATTAATACAAAGGCTCCTTATTATCAGCGCAAAGTACAATGCCCGGCTAATTTTTTATTAACTCCGGCCGGGCTGAAGGAAGATGTTTGGTTGCGGGAAGAAGTACCTTTGCTTAAAAGAGTATCTAAGGATTTAATCAAAAGGTACAATTTAAAAACCACTCGGATTGCTAGAGATAGGATGGGCAATAAAATGCTTGATGGGAAAAAACTTTACCGGCTCAGAAAAGAGGGAAAACTTTTACAGCCTTTTATTACTGCGAGTCATGCAATCGAAAAAGTTTTTGACCCGATGAGTCCGATTTGTAAGCAATGCCGGGGTAGATGCCTAGAGGGTAAAGGAAAAATATTAACAAAAACAATCAAAAGGCTTTCTGGTGGCTAAAGAATATAAGACAGTTAAGGTTAATAAAACTCGTAGGGTAGTTAGTACAAAAATCAAAGGGGTCGATGTGGACACTACACGATTTAGATATAATCAAGCTCCTGATGAAACGCCAAATGGGGTAATTACTGTTTTCACTATACCAAATAGTGAAGAATATGTATCGGGGATGCTAGAAGTTTTTCTTGATGGTATTCAGCAAGTCAAAGATACTGATTGGGAAGAAACAACTTCAAGCACTTATACATTTATAAATAGTAAGGTCCCGGCGACAGGGGAGAAAGTAAGGAATAACTATATTAAACAATAAGGAGTAGAAGATGAAGAAAATATTTATTTTCTTACTTTTAATATCTCTCGGAGTTTTTAATGCCTATTCTGACCCGGCTGCTACACGAATAAGAGCCGTTGTCGCTAATTTTGATAACAATTTATCCTCTGCCGATGATACTGTCCAGAAAGCTTTAGAAACCCTCGATGAAGTTGCGGGGACCGGGGTAACACAAGAACAATTAGATGATGGTGTTGGGGTGTTGGTCAACGATGCTGATGGAGTGCGAACATTAATCACAGTTACTTATGATGATTCAGATAACGCAATTGATTTTGTTGTAGATAACGATCTCGATAATTATGATAATACTAATTCGGGCTTTATTACTAATACCTTGACTCAAGAAGAAGTCGAGGATTATATCGGTGCCATGACATCAGGGAATACTGAGACTCGATGCACCGTTACTTATCAAGATAGCGATGGAACAATCGATTTTGTTGTTGACGATTTAGATACCAACCTTACCCAAGAAGAAGTTGACGACTTTGTTAATGCTTTAATAAAGGATGCCGACTCTACTCATACAAGAATCACTATTACCTATGACGATACCGATAATGCTTTTGATTTTGTAGTTGACGACATGAATGATGATGTCCCGGAATCAGGAGATTTTGGGGCCGCCGCTGCTTTAGATGCTGATGGGTCAATTACTGATGACTATATAGATAGCCCTGATTATGCGGCTGATTCAATAGACGATGAGCATCTTAACTTTGGAACTGGTGCTGGTCAAATAGAAGCTGAAGATATTCCCGTATCAGAAATTGCAACAGCAACATATAATCAATCCCAAGAAATGTTTAATGTTCTGGCATCTTCTGGAAGAATATCAGGGGGAAATGTTACAGCTAATGGTGGGGATGCTACGAAAATTGATGTCGCTGCCGGAACTGGTTGGATTAAAGCAACCGATAGCGATGTCGCTGAAATATTAGCATTCGATTGGAGTGCGTCAACCGGGGTTCACGATATGCCGATTGATACAGTCAGATATATTGGAATAGAATACAATGCCGGGTCGCCTCAAGTAGTTGTTAAAACTGCTGAGGATTGGGATTGGGACACGGATTTTCCTTTAGCGAAAGTGGTTAATCAAGGAGACACTCTTCATATATTAAATAATCCGTGGTGGACAGGAGATATAAAGGGGAACACTTTAGAAAGGTTTCAATCGATGGGCCATCTAAAAAGAGATGAGCATGTCGGCGGATTAATTCTTACTCAGACAGGGACAAGAAACGTTTCGGTTACGGCCGGGACTCTTTGGAGTAGATTGAATGAGTTTGCTATATCGGCATTAGATACAAGCTCTTCAGGAACTTTTGAATTGTATAAATATAATGGAGTAGCTGGAACTTGGTCAGACTCAGATGTTTCTCAATATCCAGTTACGAGCTATAACGATATGACTTCTGCTGATGTTGTTGCTTTGACAAATAATAGATATGCTAATATGTGGGTTTATGTTGAAGCCGATGACGATGAAGTCGCTATGGTCTATGGCCAAGCTCAATATGTATCTTCTTCTGGCGCTGAAGCCGAAGCTCCGCCAACAACCTTGCCTTTGCATGTTGGTGAAACTGGCCTTTTAATTGGAAGAATAATTATAAAAGAAGGGGTTGATGCCCCGGTTCAAGTTGATACAGTTTGGGCCACGGTATTTACGGCAAGTCAAGCCTCAGATCACGGGAATCTTACCGGGCTTGCTGATGACGATCACTCTGCGTATGAAAATGAATTGGATGATGAGTCTGGATTATACGCTGCGCTATCTGATGTAACTAACTTTTTACAAACCGGGGATGCTGTAGATGATGATGATGTTGCTTTTGATGATGCTGATTCTAATTGGACGGCAACAAAGATCGGCCCAGCAATAGAAGAAATGGATGATGTTATAAATGGCGGCGTACCTAATGCCGCTACTGGTAAGGTTGATTGGTCACAGTTAACGAATGTCCCGGCTGGTTTTGCAGATGGAACAGATGCTTCGGGCGGTGGCGGCACTCCTAACATCCTTGATTTGGGGGATGATGCCGGGGACGATTCAACTGACCTTATAGAGATTGCAACGACCGGGGACACAAATTCAATTTTTACTGAATCCTCTGCGGATAAACTTTTAATTGCTGTAGGGAATAATTGGCCTACGGCTGATGCGGCAGTCGCAGCAGCTTCTCAAGTAATTACTGATAATGCGATCGCAACCGTTGATGATGCTGATGCGGCAGATAATGATTTTGCTAAGTTTACAGCAGCCGGATTAGAAGGTCGAAGCTATGCGGAAGTTGCGGCTGACCTTAGCTTAGAGATAGGGACTGACGTTCAAGCTTATGATGCTGATCTTACTACTTATGCCGGAATTACTCCTTCTGCGGATGTTCAGTCGGTGTTAAGCGCGGCTGACGAAGCGGCAATTAGGACTTTTTTAGATTTAGAAGCCGGGACAGATTTCTATTCAGTAAGTGCGGCTGATATTGCTTTTGAAGTGCAACTAGATGACGAAGCTGGTTTGTATGCAGTTTTAAGTAATGTTTCTGATTTTGTTCAAGCCGATGAAGCCAATTCTGTAGATTCAGCCATGTACGTTGACGGTTCAATAGACGTAGAACACTTGGCAGACGATATTGTTACTCATGCTGAAATGGCTGATTCAGATCAAACCGACACTAAATGTTTTTATTTTGAGGACCCAACCGCTGCTGATGATTTTAATAGTGTTTGGGCCAACAAAACTGCGAATGATTTTTTAATAACTGAAATTTGGGCAGAGTCTGATCAGACAGTTACTTTTATGTTACAAGTAGATGATGGTTCGCCTGCTGATGTTGATAGTGTAGATTTAGCTCCTGCTGCTGGTGAAGCCGAAGATACTTCTTTAGATGGCGACACTACGGTGGCTGCTGGCGAAGAATTAGATTTAGCAGTAACGTCAGTTGCGAGTACACCAACGTGGTGTTCAATATGTTTTACTGGCAATTGGGTTGATTAAAGGAGAGATATGAAAAAAATAGGATTATTTATTTTACTTTGTTTGTTTAGCCTTCAAGCTTATTCTGCTGAGTTTTTAGTCAAAGCAAAACCTCATTGGAAAGATAGCTGGAGTGCTGAGAAGGTTAAGAGTTTGACTATAAAAGAAAAAGAAGAATATGATGCTAGGTCACAAATAGGAGATATTATAGTAGTTAAGCCTAATGGAGCTAATTATGGTAAAAGAGAAAAACCGCCTTGGTATGTAGTTATTAAAATACCAGATATGCCATATAAAGAGGCTAAAAAATATGAAGATAAGCTTATAGAAGATTTGGGTGAAGGTAATTTTAAACTTCTTAAAAAGAGAAAATATCAATTAGATACATTAGTAGTTGACCAAGCAAAGTTAGAAATAAGTGGGACTAAAACATTAAATAAAACAACAGCTATTAGCAAGATAGAAACCAAAACTGCTGTAGTGGTGACCCCATAATGAAAAAAATATTATTTTTCTTATTTTTATTGTTTCCTTTAATTTGTTATCCAACCGCAGATGTAACAGTTTGTCCCGGCTTTGAAGTTTGTGATTATGAAAATCTAGAAGCTGCCTTGGATGCTAACGAAGCAGATATAACAGGCGATGCTGACCCTTTTGTTATTACAATAAGTGGTGATTGGACTGCCGCTCCAGATACAACCGCTGCTTCAGTAAATGGGAACTATGTAACCGACCCCGATGATTACATAGAAATAATAACAACAGGTGATGCAAGGCATGATGGAAAAAGATATGCTTCTAAGGCTTCTGCTTATGCTATAGAAGTTGGTAATGCTCAACCACTTACAATCGATGAGGCTTATGTCCGTATTGATGGTTTACAATTTAAAAATGTTCCCACTTCAACTTGGAAAGAAATAATTATACCACAAAATGATGATGGAGATGCTAGTTCAGATATTAGAATACTTAATTGTATTTTAACTGCTGATGTATCTCATGCTTCTGCTACTTTAACAAGAGGGATTACAAACCAAAATGGCAGTAAAGATTGCAAGGTAACAATAGCTAATTGTCTTATCTATGGATTAACTAAAACTGGTAGCAATAAAGGTATCGCTCCCTATGGTGCTGGAGATTCTACATGGTTAGTTTATAATAATACAATTTATGATTGTGATGAGGGTATGGATTTAGATTTATGGACTGCTCAAAATGATGCTTATAACAATCTATGTTATGATAATGGAACAGATTTTGTAGGCACTTATGATAATTCAGATTATAATTTTTCAAAAGATGATACTGCTCCTGAAGATGGCTCTACTTCAATACATGGAGATACAGACGGCAAAACTCCAGACTTTGTATCTACTACGGGTGGTTCAGAAGATTTTCATTTACAAATAACATCAGACGCTATAGACGTAGGAGATGATAACCCTTCAAGTGGTATTTATTTAGATGATATAGATTTTAGAACAAGAGGTACAGGTTGGGATATTGGCGCAGACCAATCATTATGTGTTAGAAGAACTGTTTCCCCGTCTGGTGCGGATTATACAGATTTAGAAACTGCTTTAGACGCATTGGAAAGAGATTTAACTGACACAGACCAATATCTTGAAATAGAAATAAATGGTGATTGGTCAAGTGATACTGACACTACAGCAGTTTCTATAAATAATTACACGACAAGTGAAACTCAATATATAAATATTTATACTGATTCGGAAGCTCGTCATTTAGGGGTTTGGTCAACAGATTATTATATACTTTCCAAAACTAGTTATTACGGCGACGCTATATCAGTTGATGAAAATAATGTATTTATAACTGGATTACAAATTCATATAGACGGTAATGGTGGCTCTGGTTACTATGCAGATGGTATGGAAATTAACGAGCATACAAACGTTAATGTTGATAAGTGTATTTTTGAAGGTGGCGAACATTCTAACGAAGTTGGCGTAAGAATGGGGCAGTCTGGTTCTTCTGCTAGGATAAGTAATTGTATTGTTTATGATTTTGGGACAGGTATAACAGTCGGTACTTCGTATCCAGCAGCAGCGATGTACGTAGTTGCCTACAATAATACAGTTGATAACGTAGTAAATGGATTTTCAAGTGGTCACGGTAGTAATAACTACATGTGGCTTAAAAATAATATTTCTCAAAATGCTTCTGGAACTGATTATACATTAGGAAATTCAGCCAACAAAACACTTGCTACTAATGTTGATGAAGATGGTTCAGGAGATATAACTGGAACAGTTACTTTTGCTGGTGCTAGTGATTACCATTTAGCGGTTGGAGATAGTGTTGCTAGAGGTGCTGGTACTGATTTATCTACTGATGGTGATGGTAAATACTCCTTTGAAGATGATATAGATGGTGATGAAACTCGTTCAGCTTGGGATTGTGGGGCTGATGAATTTAGTGGCGAAGAATCACCAGCTCGTAGAATATTTACGGTGATGTAATGAATGGAACTTTTAAAGTAAGAATGATTTGGAATGAGACAGAGCAAAAATGGCTCATGCAAAAATATAATAAGATTTTGGAAAGATGGGTACTCATGTATCATTTTTGGGATTGCGGGAATACGATTTCATTGTTTGAATTATGTGATAAAGATTGTAAGGAATCTGTACATTATTATGAACTAACTTTTAAAAAGGTGAAGTCTGATGGAATACCTAGAACTAGCTAAGTTTATCAAAGAAGTTGGAATTAGTATCGGAGTATTTATTTTATGTTTTTGGATTGTTCAATATATAATAAAAAAGATGGGTTCAAGCCTTGACAGTATGATAGGAAAGATGGATATATTCACAGCAAGAGTAAGAAAAGAGCATGAGCAGTCGGCTGAACAACATAAACAAATAATGTCAGATAATAAAGAGGCCCACAAGGCAATAATGGAAGAGCATACTGAAATTATCAGAACGCTCGGGAGAATAAACGGCTATAAGGAGTAGAGGAAATGACGGTTGAAGAGACCAAACGCCTCATTAAGAATATTTATGATCGGGTTATAGAAAACGCCGTGGATGATGAGCTTGGCTCTTTACCCGCTAGAACGGAAATAAACGAAAGGACTTATTTTAGCCGGGTTGTAAAAAATTGTATTAAGCAGTTGAAGCATTATAGAGAAGTGGTAAATAAAGATAATAAGGGGGGAACCAATGGTGGATAAAAAATCTTTTTCTGGCAGAAAGTTTATGACCGTAACCTTAACAATCACTTATTGTCTTGTTATTTTAGGCTTATTGGCCACTATGGTGCTTTGTGTAAGCAAAGATAATATCGAAGCTGCAAAATTTTATTCAGGAGTCTTACTTGGTTTATTCTCGGGGTTCACGGCTACTTTTGCTTTGACCGGGGAATGGTATTTTAAAAGGGATGATCGTAAAAAAGGAGAGCTATGAAAAAACTAGCGTTGTCAATGCTTTTTTTATTTATTTTCGCTATTTGTGGGACTGCTTTTGCTCAAGAGGCCTTTGACGTTATGGACGTTTTGGGGTCAATGCCGCCGATGAAACAGGGCGTGGCTTATTCATTTTTAGATAAAGAATTTAATTATACTAGCACTTTTGTGGTAAAGGAGTGGAAAGATTTCTCGATAGAGGCAGGATATAACTCAAAACAGGCCATAATTGGCGCTGTAGCCATAGATTTGCTTGCTCTTAAAGATTATACGTCTATACCTATTTTAGACCTTTTAAGGCTGGATGTAAGGCTTTATGGTGGATATAAGAGGCTGGGGATAACTGAAGGGAATAATGAGATCGATTATGGGGTTGGTTGGACGATTATCAAAGTAGATTTATGAAATTAAACGCAAGGAAATACTTTAAAGATTTTGGGCATAGAAGTAAGTATGTCAAAGATTCTGCTACTGTTACTAGAGGGATTATGTTTCTTTTAATCCCGGTTATCATTGGGCTAATTCTTTGGAGTGCTTTCTTTAAAAAGAGCGTTGAGCAAACTCAGAACCTTGAAATCGAAAGAGTTGATAGTTTAACAGTAATTCAAGAAGCTAATTATGATAAAGAATTATTTACTGAACTGTCTGCATATACCCGGAGTGGTGGCGAGCATGGAGTTGAGGCCCGGATTGGGGTGAAGTTCCACAGCGTGTTTGATCTGTTCGGGAAAGATAGGAATAAAGCTGACATAAAAGTTAAGGAGAAAGCCCAATGAAGCAACAATTTTTAGTTGATAAAACAGATACGATCAGATTGACGGTTTATGAAAGCAACAGGCCTCTTGTCCCTAGCTCTGGGACGGTCACTCTTTATAAGCCTGACGGGTCAACGCTTCAAGCGGCGGCTGCGGTTTCAGTTGATGCTACGACCGGAGAAATGACCTATAGCTTAACGACTACTCATACCGATAATCACGATCTTAATTTCAAGGCGGTTTGGGCCTATGTCTCTAATGCGGTGACGTATTATGAAACTCAGCTTTTTGATGTTGTCAAAAGCATTCTTTCAATCCCGATTACTGATGATGATCTATATGGCGAACTAGAAAGTTTAAGGCAGGTTAATAAACAAGAAACCGGGACGGCTACGGCCGGGGCTGCTGGGACCTTAACCGATACTGCAAAAAGAAAAGAAGCCGATGATTTTTGGAAGGGTGGAATTATTAAAATTCTTTCCGGGACGGGCGTTGGGCAAACACGGGCAGTTACCGGGAACACTCAAAGCTCTGGGGTTGTAGCGGTATCTCCTAACTGGGCGACTAACCCTAGCACGGATAGTGTTTATGTAATTATAAAATCGTTTACTAATAAAATTGAGAAAATGTTTAATACATTGGAAACGATGATCTACAATAAGGGCAAACGGCATTCTTTAATTTTAGAAAGTTCTCAAATAGAATTGCCTTTAATCTATTTAACGGTTCACTCTATTTGTCTGGATTTAATTAATGAGCCGGATGATAAATGGAATTTATTGTCTGACAAGTACGAGGAAAAATTCAAGCTGGCATTCAGTAATTTGAAACTAGAGTATGATGCTGACGAGAGCGGTACGATCGTTGGGGAAGAGGAAGGAAGCAACCCGACACAAATTAATATAGGAAGAGGATGAGATTATCAGTTGTAATTTTAACTTGGAACAATATCAAAGCGCTAGAAAAAACGCTTGAGATATTAAAAGAAGAATTGTTTGAGATTAGCCACGAAATTATTATAGTGGATAACGGTTCTGATGATGGGTGCCAAAGGATAGCGACAATCAACAACTATGAAAATATGGGTGTTTCGGTTGGCAAGAATCAAGGAATAGATTTAAGCACCGGGGATTTTGTTTTAATGTTAGATGGAGATATTGTTCCCGTGCGGAATAGCGTTCAATGTTTATATAATTATTTAATTGTCCATGAGGAAGTAGATGCGATAGGGTTTCCGCCTAACAAATTTACTGCTGAGTGGGGCAAGCAGGCCGAATGGTGTTCTTACTTACAAGATGTTAAGGTTGTCTCTAGCTCAAACATGTATTATGGTATGGTCCGGCGCAAGGTTTTTGATCTTGGTTTAAGAATGGAAGTCGGTGGTCCGTTTAGTGGTCCGGGTTATGGCTGGGAAGAAAGAGACTTTTATATGCAATTAAAAAAAGCTGGAATACTTCAATACGCAGCAAATATTAATAATGCACAAGATAGATATTATCACGACATAAATTCTTCTATTAAATTAATGGGAAAAGAAAAATATATATCAAGCTCAAAAGAGCGGCACGAATTTTTTAAAAAGAAGTGGGATGTTAAATAAAAAGGTTCAGGAACATTTTGATGCGTTAGAGCGGTTAGAGGAATCTCTTGAAAAAGAGATTGATGTTTTATTGAATGCAATAGACATTAAAAAGCTTGTAGATAATTCAACAGCCGAGCTTACTCAAGTCGGGGCTACTGTCCGGCTTTTAATAAAAACAAAGTATTCTGAAAGAGCTATAAAATTAGGGATTGAACTTGCTCAAGGAACAAGGGAATCAAATGATAAAGGCAAAGATTAATTTTAAGATGAAAATTCCTGATCTAAATTTCCAAAAGGATTTATTATACGTTGCTGAGAAAATTGCAATCCCGGATATGATCGGTGGCATTAAAAAAAGAATGGATGTTAGCGGCGGGAGTTTCCCGACCCTTGCCCCGGCTACAATAAAAAGAAAAGGCCACGATAAGCCATTGATAGATACAAAGCAGCTTATAAAATCCTTTATTTTTAAAAAAAGAGGTAAGCATAAAGTCTTAATAACTTTAAAAAGAGTTCGCAAAGAGATCGGTGAATTTTTACAAATAGCCGGGATAAAATCTAAACAAGGAACAAAACATTTTGAGTTTTTTGGCATTAGTAAGAGGGCCGAAAGACAAGCGATCAGCCATATGCGGTTAAAACTAAGGAAGATAATTAGAAATGCCTAACAAAGAAATAGCTCAGAATTTATTAGACCGTGAAATAAAAACGATGGAGATTTATTTAGCGACTAAGGTTTTGCGATCGTCTGCAACCTTAGAGGAATATGTTCAGATCAGGTTATTGCAGGGTGCGACAAAAAAAGCTTTGCTGATCGAACTAGAAAGAGATTTAATGGAAGGTGGCCGGGTGTTTGGAGAATTTAGAAACTCAGTCAGATCAACAGCCCGAGGTTCGCTTGCTAGGCTTAGAGATATTGGCGTTGCGTCAGAAATCGGGGTTGATGAAAAATGGCGCTGGGTAACGGTTGAAGATAAATCTGTTTGCAAGGATTGTGGTCCTCGGCATAATCAAGTTAAAACTTGGGAAGAGTGGGAAGAGGCCGGGCTTCCAAGGACCGGGGCGACAGTATGCAGGGAAAATTGTCGATGCATTCTTAATGCGGTTAATGAAACCGAAAAAATAAAGAGGGCAAAAAGAAAATGAGTTATGATATAGTAAAAAACGGAATCGCTTTGATGGTGAAGGGGCGGGGGTTTTCTGAAAGTAGTAAACCATTTGATTTTGAGAACGCTCCGGCCAATGAATTAGGAAATAGTTTTATCCTTAATGCTTTGAGCGGACTCATGGGGGAAGATTCTGAAACTTTAGTTGATCGGTTTTTTGATTATCAAACTTGGGAAATTCAGATTGCTTATAGTAAAAATGAAAACAATGATTTAGTCGTTAAAGACACGCTTCATAGGGATAAGGACGACATCATTAAATATATAGATAAGCCCGCTAACTGGACTGGCATTGCCAGAATAGTCAAATACAGTAGTTGGGAATTACAAGATTTTCCTAATTATTACGTTTTAGTAATTAGGCTGGATGTGATAGATACATATATATATAGTTAAAGGGGGGATGAAAGATGTTAAACAAAAAGACAGTTCTTCTAGCAAAGGTTGAAAGTGCTTATGGAAGTGACCCGACTCTTGCGGCTGCTGATAATTCAGTTATGGCTTATGAGCCAGAGGTCAGCTTAATTTCGGACATGAAAGAGAGATACCCGGGGAGTGATGATATTTCTCGGTTCTCAGAAGTCAGGGGAAAAACGAATTTTGATATTAAGGTCCCGTTTCATTTAAAAGGAAGCGGAACCGCGGGGACAGCGCCTCGATATGCTCCGTTGTTACAATGTTGCGGGTTGGGCGAAGTCGTAGTCAGCGCAACAAGCGTTACTTATGCACCAGTATCAAGCAGCTTTAAAAGTGCTTGCCTTGAATTTTCTAAGGATGGGTTGTTTTATCAAGCCCTTGGAGTAGTCGGCGATCTTGAGCTAGATTTCACGGCGGGCGAGTTGCCGCTTGCTACTGTTATGGGGAAAGGTCTCTATCTCCTTCCTACAGATGTAGCAATTGAGGACCCAACTTTTGACACTACAGTTCCGCAAGTTTGTAAGGGCTTGACTTTTACGTTTGGAAGTTACTCAGCGATCATAGAAAAGTTAGTAATAAAAATGAATAACAAGATTGCTGAAAGACCAGACTTCAATACAACCGATGGTATAAAGGGATATGCAGTTACCGAAAGAAATCCTGAAGGGAGTATGATTATAGAAGCAGTTTTAAGAGCGGAGTCAAATGCTGATTTCTATAGTTACTTTGCAGCCGGGACCGTTAAGGCCCTTTCTTTGGTTGTTGGTTCAACAGCCGGGAATATTGCAACCTTGACAGCAAGTTATTGTTATTTAAGACCGCCAGCTTTAGGCAATAGGGATGGAGTTATTACTTTTGAGATTCCTATTCAATTAGCAAAAAGCTCTGGCAACGATGAGTTTAGTTTAGTTTTAACATAAGTAGGATGCGGGCGGGCGGTAAGGTATCGCAGTTGGCTCATAACCAACCCAAATTGGGTTCGATTCCCAAGCTACGCAACTATAACACGCTTACCAAGCGGTAAAAAAGGGGGAAACATGATTAAGTCTTTAGACCTAGCATCAACGGTTGATTATAGTATGCCCGAGGATAAAGAACAACCGATTACGGTTTTCAAATTAGGGATGATTGATACTCGGGTTAGAAAAATGTTAGAAGATATTTCTTGGGAATACGAGATTGACCCTTCGAAGCCGGGAGAGGGAAAAGCAAAGGCGCAATTCAACCTTTCTAAAAGTGAAATTGATTTTGTTGCTTTCGGGTTGAAAGGTTTTGAGCATTATGTTCATGGTGATACTGGCAAGCAAGTTTATTTTAAAACGCAGCAAAGAACGATTAACAGCAAGGTGTATTTTGTAGTTGATGATTCTATACTCCGGGAAATGCCGGGGGATGTTCTTTCTGAATTAGCGAGGAAGATTAAAGAGATAAACAACGTAAGCGAGACTGACCGAAAAAACTAATCTTGGCTATTTGGATTCCAGCTTTAGGGCTGAATTGCAATAAGTGTTCAAGTGGCCAGAAGGTTCTTTACGGATGTGAAAAAGATTCGCCTGCAAAGGACATGTGGGAAGTCGGTCCATACGTTTTGCAGCGGTGTCCACTTACTCAGGTTGATTCTAGGGTTGATTCCTTCTTTGAGTACTACAACAAATACCTAAAGGGATATTTACCTGACGAGGGGGGTTGGAGAGATCAAGCTGCGGTGTTTAATGATGTAATAAAGATTATTGAGCGAGAATATGTAAACGTAGCTGAAAAAAAGAAGAAAAAATGACAAACAATAAATTAGAAATCTTATTAAGCATGCGGGACGAGGCCACTAAGAAATTAAAACAATTTCGAGGCCTTACGAGTCGGTCAACGGACCTTATGAAAAGGCATTGGCTTAAAGTAGCGGCTGCGGTTGCTGCTGTTACTTACGCTATGGTTAAAATGACAAAATCGTTGATAACAGCATCTTCTACCGTAGAGCAATATCGGACCCGGTTAACGGTTTTATTGAAAGACGTTGAAAAAGGCAATCAGGTTTTTGAAGATATGGCTGACTTGGCCGGGCGAGTTCCTAAAACTTATGAAGAAATCATGGCTTCTGCTACAGACTTAACAGCAGTTGTCAGGGACGGGACGAAAGAGGTTAAGCAATTAATGCCAATGATTGTTGATTTGTCAGCGGCAACTGGAATGTCAGTTCAAGAAGTTACTGGTCAGATGATAAGAATGTATTCTGCTGGGGCTGCTTCGGCGGATATGTTTAGAGAGAGGGGTGTTTCAGCGGCTTTGGGTTTTCAAGCCGGAGTTTCTTATTCAGCAGAAGAAACAATGAAAATAATGATTCAGCAATGGGAAGATGGAACTGGTAAATTTGTGGGAGCAGCAGATCAACTAAAAGACACTTTTGAAGGTATAGTTTCAATGATGCAAGATGCTTGGTTCCAATTTAAGGTGGCGGTTGGAGAAGAAATCTTTGAGCAGATTAAACTTGATGGGCAGGCACTTCTTGAAATTATACAAGAGAGTAAAGAAGAGGGTGGACAATACGGCGAGGTTGTTTCTGAATTGGCAACTTTTTTCGCAGAGGCTTATGAAAATGCTAAAAGCTTTCTAGGGTTTATGATTGTGGGTACTGGGCAAGTAACTGATGGATGGAATGAGTTCAAGCTAGTTATAAATTCTTTGCTTATTACTGCTTTGACCTTAGAGGAAACATTTTTAAGAGTTTTTAGATTTACTCCGGCCGGATTGATTGTCGGCTTTGAAAAAATCAATGAACAGATAGCGACTTTAAAATTAGAGATAACGGCCTTAGAAGAAACCGGGACTGTTCTAGCAGGAAAGGCAACAAAAGATCATTCAAAGGAGTTAACAAAACGATTAAAGCGTTTTAAGTCTCATTTAAAAGAAAAGAAAAAAGAACTATTGGCAAACTCTAAAGAAGAGGTAAAAATAAAGGTAGAAGCAGATAAAGAAAAAACTGAAAGCGATAAAGAAATGGCAAAAAATATGGAAACAACCAGAAAAACTGGTTTTAGCCAAATGAAAAGAATAACCAATATGGCAGCACAGCACAATAAAGGAATGGCCGTGGTTGCTCAAGGAGTCAATATCGGTGAAGCTATTATGAATACTTCAGTTGGTGTCACCAAGGCCCTTGCATCCGCCCCGCCGCCGTTGAATTTTGTGCTTGCCTCGATAGTTGGGGCTATGGGTGCGGCAGAGGTTGCTTTAATAGCGGCTCAAGGGTTTGCTCATGGAACCGATAGTGTTCCAGCAATGATGACTCCGGGAGAAATGGTTTTCCCTAGATCGATGGCAGATGCTATCCGGGCCGGAGAGATTTCGGTTAGTGGTCGATCGGGTGGCGGTGGCAATGGTAATATAGTTACTTATAACATAAACATTGATTCGCCAGTTATTAAGGACGATCAAAATATAGATGATTTAGTTGAAGAAATATCTGATAGATTAGCACAAGAAACGGAGAGACTATAATGGCTAATGAAATTACAATTGATTTCGGAACGTTGAATTTAGACAGTACGAATAACATTGCGATCGGAAAAATACAGGTTAAAGAATCCAAACCAGTTAAGGTGCATAAGATTCCTAAATCTAATGGGTCGATAGCTGAAACAGCAAAGCGTGAATCTTTAATGATCTCTGTTACTGGGGACATAGCTGGAAGTAATTATGATGATTTAAGGACAAACCTAGATGCCCTAAAAGCTGGGTTACAAAATGGATTGCAAAAGTTTACCCTTGATGATGATAGGTATATCATGGGCCAACTAAAAACTTTTACCGTTGAATTTCTTACTTTAAGAACACTTGCTCAATGGAAAGCTACATTTATTGCTCATTATCCGTATTGGTTGAGTGAATCTTTAAATAGTGATAGCAGAACACCTTCAACCGGGGTAAGCTATGAAATAACAAACGCTGGGAATGCTCCGACAAGAGCCAAGATAGTGATTACTGCTCCGGGTGGTGGAATTTCTGATGATGTGCAAATTGAGAATTTGACTACTGGGGAACTTTGCAAGTACCGGGGGGACGTTGCTGCTGCTGAAGATTTAGAAGTTGATAATAGAGTTGATACGGATGATTTTGAAGTTTTAAACGATGGTGATTCCGACATGCCAAACTTTGAAGGTGATTTTATAACATTAAATCCCGGCGTAAACGATATTGAATTAACTGGTACTATGGGAGTAACTGTTCTTTCCCATCGGGATGCTTGGTATTAAAAAATGTCAGATTCAACAAAATATAATGTAGAGATAAGGCGTGGTGGAACATTAAGGACTTACCTGACCCCTCATGTTTCTGGGGTAACTTGGGAATGGAGTCGAATCGGCGGTTGTGGTAGATGCACCCTTACGCTTGGGATGGGGTATAGAGATTTTGATTTTATTATAGGTGATGATGTTCAGATACGGCTTAAATCCGGGGCGACTTCTAAGTTGGTTTACCGTGGCTTTATTACGAATATTATTCCTAGTTTAAAAGTTGGTCAGCAAATTAAAATAACCGCAAAAGGGTATTTTGATAAATTAAGAAAGTTAGTTGTTCAAGATAGCGGTGGAGCAAAAACATACACTAGCGATAAGGTTTCAGATATAGTCGATGATATAGCCGATACTTTTATTACTCCTAATAGTGATATTACAAAAGGGACAATCGATGCGGCTTCTTTTACTGCCGACACCTTAGATTTCAAAACTACAGTTGAGCAAGCACTAAGGACACTCGCAGAATTAGAAGGTCAAGTTGAGTACGGGGTTGATGAAGATTTAGTTTTTTATTGGCGAGCCGAAGAATCAGACATAAACCATAAATTGCTTGTTGGTGATAATGTTGAATTGTTTGAAAAACGTTCAGACGGAAACCAGCTATTAAATAAAATATATCTTGAAGGTGGGGATGTTGCCGGGTCTCCTTATGCGAGAAATGCTGAAAATACAGATAGTCAAGATAGGTATTATTTAGCGGAAGGGATTATTGTTAATGCGGCCATTACAACTCAGTCGGTTGCAGATCAATATTTAACGGCTCTTTTGCAAGAGCGGTCTGTAATAAAAACTATTTTTAGAGTTAAGATTGCGAATACTAAGACAAGGTTTGAAGATACTATTCCGATGGGCCGGGTCGTTGTTTTTGATGCAGAATATTATGATGGTGAATACGTTTGGGGAACCGCGGCTAATGGTGGTTCTGATTTAGTGTGGGGAACCGCAGGCAATGGCGGCTCTGACAAAATTTGGGGTGGCGATTATTCAGATCAAATAGATAGGGTTAAATATAGTTTATCCGATACGGATGAAAGAGTAAACGCAGATATAACTTTAGGCGGGGGAATTTTAGAAACTTCTGCAAAAATAAAACAGCTAGAATTAATGATGGCTGAATTAAGACAAGCGAGGTAATTATGAATATTTTAGGCTTATTTCTACAATGGTTGCAAGGAGAAAAATTCAGCTATGAGGAAATTCTTTTAGCCTCGGGATTAGTAAAGTTTGCTGCTAGTTTTCCCAACGCTAAAAAGACTTTCACCCAGTTAGTTGACGGAACGCATAAAATGGAAGGTGCGAACTGCAATGTGGGATATGATGAAATCGAAGCTATAGAAACAATGCTTGGTGCTATGGGAAGCACTCAGGCGAATAATGCTTCATATCGAAATTTACTAAGAGACTTCCGCAGAAATTGTCAGGTTGAATACAAAGGCGTAGCGGATTTATATGTCCGGGCCGGAGAGATAGCGATTGTTGATGGTTCCGGGAATGTTTGTTTTAGGCGTAATACGGGCGACACAACGGTTGATTGGGGAGATATTGATACCGGGGCAGAAGATACTAGCAAAAGATACTATGTATTCGCTTGCGCTGATGCAGCGGCGACTACGTTTACAGTTGTGATCTCATTAAGCCCGACTGCTCCTGATGGACTTACTTTGTTTAGACGAATCGGAAGTTTTTTCAATGATGGTAGTGATAATATAACTGACGTTAATGACGATCAAAAATTAAAATATCATGCAACCGGGTCGATGGAGATTTGGCCGACAGATACTCCGCCTGATGGGGCTGTCCTTTGTTATGGGCAGGCTTATAATGGAACAACCGACCCGACATTTGCAGATTTGTTTGCGGTCCTTGCTAATGTATATGGTGGCTCTGATATAACTGATTTTGAAGTTCCAGATTTAAGAGGCCGTGTTCCATTAGGAAAAGATAATATGGGCGGTGCATCTGCTAACCGGGTTACTGATGCTGATGCTGATACTTTAGGAAATGCTGATGGAGCGGAAACCGTAACTTTAACAGCCGCTCAGTCTGGCGTTCCTGCTCATACTCACGGTGCGGCAACAAGAACAGGCTCGGGACCAGCATTTGTAGAATTTTATGGTTCGCCTAATAGTGGGGGAACAGTAGGGACGGCAGTAACAAACGCTAACTCAACAGCATCAGCAGCATCAGCCCATACTAATTTGCAGCCGTTTATAACTCTTAATTATATTATGTGGAAATAACCGGGGAGATTAATGAATATAAATTTAGCAGCATTACTCAGCGGTGCATTATATCGAAGTGGGGGAATGGCAGGGTCTAATACTAAGGCCCGGGATTGGGGTTGCGCTTTAATCTTGGGTTGGTATATTTTTAGATTGCCGATTACTTTTGAATGGTGGTGGCACGGGCTTGCCTTTGTTGCTTTGTGGGGAGCATTATCAACTTACTGGGACAGCATACCTTTTAATAAAAAGAAAGATAACTTTTATTTACATGGTTTTATGTGCGGGATGTCGTCAATTTTTTATGCAATACAAATTAACACTCCAAAGTTTTGGATTTTTTTATTTATAAGATCGATTGTTTTAGGCTTGCTCATGGGTGGCCTTAATAAGTTTGTCAATAAATACAATGTGCCTTTTCGAGATTGGATTGAAGAAATTTTTCGGGGCGTTGTTTTAATTTATACGATCAAAATTTTATTTAATTCTTTTACTATCTTGTAACTTTTCAAGAAAGTCAATACCAGTATAGCTTTTTAAAGCTATTTTTTTGTTGACATCCTACCAATAAGTTATACAATTAAATCATGGAGCAACGGAGCAAACAAAAAATAAAAATTTTACTTTTTAGTTTATGAAAAGATTTACTGAAACGACAAAATGGAATGACCCGTGGTACAGAAGGTTGCCATCAAAGCAAAAAAACTTTTGGCAATATATTTGCGACAACTGCAATAATGCCGGGGTTTGGAAAATAGATTTTGAGGCAGCTTCTTTCCATGTTGGAGAAATCGTTTGCATGGAAGAGTTCGAGGCTTTTAATGAAGGGAAGGACCGGGTTGTTGTTTTGGGGCCACTTCTTATTATAATAGATTTTATTCCTTTCCAGATAGGCAATCTAAATGGGAAAAAGCTTACAAACCTTCAAAAAAATTGTATTGATCTCTTAGAAGCTTATTCTCGAAAAGATATTGATGTTATTAAATATTTACCCGTAAGCTACCTGAAGCGTTCAGGTATAGGTATAGGTAAAGGTAAAGGTATAGGTAAAGGTAGAGATAAAGATAAATATATAAGACCGCCGCATGTAAAAGAAAACCAAATAACAAATGTAAGGATAACTGAAGATCAACTTAAAAGTGTTCTTGCGGATTATGAGAAAAGAATTGTTATAAAATATTTAACTGATCTCGATGGTTATATCGATCAGATCGGGGTGGCTAAAGCTGATGCTAAATATAGTTGCCATGTTGCGGTTATTCGCAATTGGATGCGCCGGGATGGCGTTAAGAAAAAGTTACCAGAGGTAAAAAATAAAAAAGAAACTGAAAAGAGGCCAGACATTTCGCCAGAACAAGCGGCTAGTGTAAGAAAGGATGTTGATAAATTAATAAAGGGGATTAAATGATATGGTAGAACTCATTAAATTGCAGGGTGGGTGCGATGTAGAAGTGGAGATTAGTTTTTCTCCGGGTGAAACGATTTACTTGGGTTATGACTCTTGCCGTAAGTGTGGGACCAGTATCCTATGGGCCAAAACGCTAAAAAACCAAAAACCGATTCCGATAAAATTGGATGAACAGGGTAAATGGATTTCTCATTTTGCAGATTGCCCTTATGCAAAAGAATTTAGAAAAGTTCGTAAACCATTGGGAGAGTAAGCAATAAAGTTGTTGACAAGTTGTGAAAACATTATATAATTAAATTATGGAGCATAGATTGGAGCATAAAAAAATATCAAAATGTCGAGGGTGTCAAGAGAACTTGAGGTATCTACTATCTCATTGCTCCACTCTTGCCCCTCGGCCGTATCATGGGGGTGGAGCAACATGATAAAAAAAGTTTTAGTTGTGGGGTTGATTCTTTTTTGTATTGGCTTTAAGAGCCAAGCTGCTGAAAGAGATTATTCTAAAGCGGTGCTACATCATACAGCAAGCCACGATGTTTCTGCTAAAGAAATAGGCTCATGGCATAAAGAGTTTGGCTGGGATGGGATAGGCTATCATTTCGTTATAAGGGCTAACGGTGACATTGAAGAGGGCCGGGAGTATTCTAAAATTGCGGCCCATGCTAAAGGCCGGAATCATTTAACGGGGATAGTCTTAACGGGGAACGATGAATTTACTGGCCAACAAATTCATGCGTTAATTAGGTTGTTAAAAAGGCTTAAAATAAAACAAATTGAGAGGCATCACGAAGAATGCCCGGGAGAAGGATTGAATGTCAGAGCTATTAGAAAAAACCTTAGTATGTAAGAATTGCGACCCTTTATATGAGGCTTTTGACCCAGAGTTTGAGCGGGTTGTTGAGAGTTGCGGATATTGTACTTTGCCCGTAGAGGTTAAAAAGAAACCCAGCAATATTTGTTTTTGCGGGGTTTATTTGGAACCGGGGGTGTTATTCTGCCCGGTTTGCGCTAAGATGTTCCAAGAAGAAAAACTAGCGAGGTCAAGGGGATGGTAGGGCTTTGTAAATGTTGGAGAGAGGACGGAAGAAACGAATGGTGCAACAAGCCCGGGAGAAAAAGGAGAAAAGTTATTTGTTGCGGGATGTTAAAAGACTGTACTGCAAAAAAAGATAAGAAAAAAAAAGGTATAGAAATTAAGGAGCAAAAACCCATGAATCTATTTGAAAAACTAAATATAATTCAGACTGATCTTAAAGCCCCGAAGGGGCAGTTTAACTCATTTGGGAATTACCATTATCGATCTTGTGAGGATATTCTTAATGCGGTGAAGGGTCAGTTGAAAGAGCAAAAATTAGTGCTAACTATAACTGATAACATTTTACTGATCGGAGATCGGTATTATGTCAAGGCAACGGCGATATTAAAGACTGAGAGCGGAGAGCAAGTTCATGTCGAGGCTTATGCTCGGGAATCTTTACTTAAAAAAGGCATGGATGAGGCCCAGATTACCGGGGCAACTTCAAGCTATGCTCGAAAGTATGCTCTCAATGGATTGTTTTGCATCGATGATGTTAAAGACCCGGATAGTCAGGACAATACTGAGAAAAAGCCTGCGGCTGCTCAACCAGCGAAGCCAAGTGGTCAGGCACAACCAGCAGCTTCTAAAGCAAGCGCTGACTCTTCAAATAAAACAATAACAGATAAAATAATGCGGGAAGAAATAGTTGCTTGCCTTAAAGATTTAAAGATAACACTTAAAGAAGTAACTTCTTTTGCTGGCAGCGATGGAAAAGTGAAATATAAAACCAACATTGATGAACTTAAAAATGCTTGGTTAAGTAAGACTTATGATAAGGTTATGAATCTTTGGGCTAAATGGAACAATAAACAAAATAAAAAATGATGAATAAGAAACAAAAGGGGCAAGGGTTGTTCTCTACAATTAGGCAGGAAATCTATATAAAAAATATCGGAGTCGGAAGGACCAAAAAGTTTGTCCCTGCCCCTTCTTGTTTTAAAGGAGTATTATGAATAAAGCAGCACAAAAACAAAGGATAAGGAATCTATTTGAGGCAAGGCCTAATCAGAAAATAAATCTTTACGAAATCTTAGACTTACAACCAAGAATAGCGGCTTACAGGGCTAGGATTTCAGAGCTAAGGGGGAAGGGGTTACATATAGAAAACTATACAGAATTTGTTCAGGGCGTTAGGCATTCTTGGTATATCTATCACGAGCAACCAATTGAAAAAGGGGATGGGGAACAATGAAACTACTTTATCTTGATACGGAAACCACAGGAAAAGACCCGGACAAAAGCGGGTTGATACAGATTTCGGGGATTATAGAAATTGATGGCAACGTAGCAGAAACCTTTGATATAAAATGTCGGCCTTTTCCGGGAAAGGAAATAACCGATGAGGCTTTAGAAGTTAACGGCCAGACCAGAGAGGGGTTGGCGGATTTGCCAGACCCTTCTATTGCCTATGGACAGCTAAAGAAAAGGCTCGATGCTCATATAGACAGATTCAACCGCATGGATAAGTTCTATCTTGTTGGTCAGAATGTGAAGTTTGATTATGATTTTTTGACGGCGTTCTTTAAGGATAATGGAGATAGATATTTATATTCATATATCAATTATCACCTTATCGATATTATTTCCATAACAGCCCTGTTTAAGATTGCCGGGAAGGTGAAGGTTGAGAATTTAAAGTTGTCAACAATTGCAGAGTTTTTTAAGCTTGAGTTTAAGGCCCATGATGCCTTAGAGGATATTCGGATTACAAGGGAGATATTCTATAAATATCTTGATATGGTTAAAAAATGAGTCATAGCAGATTTAAAATTTGTATGGATAAGGGTGTTCCCCGGTATTCTTCAGTTTATGAAGATTATCTCCGGGGCCTTGCAGATGGCTATTACAATATTGAAATTTGGAAAGAACAGAAAGTCAATTTTGAAACTATTCAAATGATGCGATATTACCGGGGTGTAATTATAAAAATGATCTGCGAGTTTATGAACGGTGAAGATTGCCCGGCTTATTTATATGAGCAAACGCATAAAGAAATTGCAGATTTAATGCTTAGAAAGGGCCGGGAAGTTTTAGGCAAAGACGGTCAAGTTGAGAGGCTCTACAATACACCTAGCACGGCTAAGTTTCAGATGGACACAAGGGAATTTTCAAAATATATTGATAATGTCCGAATGTGGGCGGGTAGCTTTTTAGGCTTAAATACCCCGGATGCAAAACCATGATATTAATACCATCATATAAAACTTTATTAGGAAAGTGGAGTGAAGTCGTCCGAGAAAGGGACAACCATCAATGTCAATTGTGCAGGGTTGCAAAACAGCCGGGTGTTGTTTTGGTTGCCCATCATATTTGGGGAAAAGGGGCTTACCCGAATATTAGATTTTTATTAGCCAATGGGATTACTCTTTGTCAGCGAGGTCAATATCATGGATGCCACAAAGAAGAGGCCCATCAAAATATAAAAGCTTTTAAAAACTGGGTGCGAGAACGCATGGGCGAAGAAGAGTGGGAAAGGCTTATGTTGGCAAGAAGGGTGATGAAAGTGCAAGATAGGTTGACGGTAAAATTAATATTAAAAGAAGAGTTACGAATTTTAGTTGAGGGTAGGCGATGAGAGGGTTGCTTAATAGGAAAAGCATTTGGATTACACTCAAAGCCCGGGCTTTGTGCCGAAGTGGTCATATCTTGAGAATCCTTACGGGGACAACTCCCTGCCGTGGCTTGCAGAGTTCAAATCTCTGCCCCTCTCATAAAACAAAGGGGACAACATGATTTCACGATGTCATTCAGGTTTTGATTATCAATTAACAGAATGGTTTAAAAGAAAGGAGTGTCTTGAATTTGCTATTAAAATGTTTAGGGACGACCCAAAAAGGGATTGCGTTATCAAGAAAAGAGAAAAAGGCTATGCCGTTTTTACTGAGGGAAAGTTCATTGAAGAGTTTAGCTATAGGCGACCTGTAAGCGGGCGGCCGTGGTCATTGGATGGTATGGCCAATAGCGCAACTAACGGCGGCCGTTAAATGAGCGGTAAGGGTGATCGCTACCGGCCCGTGGATGGAAAAACGTATGGAAAAAATTATGATCGGATATTCAAAAAAGGGGGGAGCAAATGGTTAAAGGTTTTAAAATCTTTTTGGTGGGAATTTTACTCTTGGGTGCGGCGGCTTGTACGGAAGCAGAGAAAGCTCAATTAAGGCAAATTAAAGCGAAGCAGAAAGTTGTGGTTAATAATCCTGTATTAGTAAAGAAAGAATCTGCTGAAAGAATAAAACTAAAAGCAGAAATTTATGATTTGCTAATCAAACAGGGACGGCTAGATGCCGGGATAAAAATTATCAATAAACAAGTAGCTCAAAAAGCTGCCTTGCTAAAAAGGATTAAATGAATCCACAGAAAATAGCTTTTTATACGTCTGCTCCGCCTAAAGAACATATCGGCTTAAATTTTACAGAGAAGTTATTTCCTTTAGGCGTGGGGTTTTTACTTTCTATCATTAAGAGCATGGGGCATGAGGTTGATTTCTACGATCGCTATTTGTATTATAAAGATCGATTTTTTCTGGCTGAAGATTATGATTTGGTTTGTATTTATTCAAATACACCTTGCTTTGAAGATACTCTCAGGATTATAGACTATTATCGTCAACCCGGGTTTAAGAATCCACGGATTTGCGTGGGCGGTCCGCATGCTTCAGTTTATCCGGGGACCTTAAAGGGCGTGGATTATATTGTGCAGGGAGAAGGGGAAGAGGTTATCAGGGATGTGGTTTTGGGCGTTGCTCCAAAGGGGATTATTCGTTATCCTCGGATAGAAGATTTAGATATGCTGCCTCGGCCAGATTATGAATTGTTTTCTACTATGCCTTATTTAACCCGGACCAAGTGGTTTGAAGATGAGCCTGTCTATAATTATAGTTCAAGCCGGGGCTGTCCTTTTGGTTGTTCTTTTTGTGATACGAAAAAAGTTTGGGGCCGGGAATATACTTGCTTTTCAGCGGAAAGAGTTGTCGATGATATTGAATATCTTATGAAAACATTTGGTGTTAAGGGTATATATTTTCGGGAAGATAATTTTACTTGCAATAAAGAGAGGGTCAGAGAAATTTGCGTATTAATTTTAAAAAGAGGCTTACGTTTTAAATGGGCATGTGAAACCCGGGTTAATGCAATAGATAAATACTTGATGGCTTTAATGAAACAGGCCGGATGCGAGGTCTTTTATATCGGTTTTGAAAGCGGCTCTCAAAAGATGCTTGAGGTTTACAATAAAGGAACTACGGTTGAGCAAGGGCTTGAGATAGCGAAAGAGGCATATCGATGCGGGATTAAAGTTGCTGGGAGTTTTATTTTTGGCCATCCGCAAGAAACAGAGAAAGACAAAACCGCTACGCTTGATTTTATAGAAAAAGTAGAGCTTAATGTGGCGTGGATGAATAAATACCGGGAAAGTTTTGATAGCTATGTTGAGAAAGTTTTAACAGATCGATTAAAAAAAGGGGGGTGAATAAGATGCCAGAGGAAAAAAAGACTATGGTACGGTTTGAGTTGAGTTTGAGGATTACGGGGAAAACAATCAGCAAAACTGATCTTGATGTAGGTGAAATGCCTATTAGTTTAGCTGATGTGTGGCAGAAGAAATTGGCTGACTTGGGGAAAGAAATGCTAGAGTTGGTAGCAGCCCATAAAGCAGCTAAAGCAGCTCCTTCAGGGTCGGGGCCAGTTAGCTAATGTTTAAGAGGGCTATCAAATTAATATTAGAAATTATTGTCTTTATAGCCCTCTTTGTCTTATTTTGTAAATGGTGGCATTATTTTGTTGATTGTTTGTATGGTAACTAAGGAGCTAAATGAGCGAAGTCAGAATTAAGCCTTACTCGAAGGGTGAATATAATAAATTCAATAATGAGGAGCAATGGGTTCGGCTTAGTGAGGGGTGTCCTAACGGGTGTCCTTTCTGCCGGGAATGGTTAGAAAACCCAGAGTTAAAAGTGTTTGAGATACCCGAGCTAGTTAGGAACAGGGTCAAAATAATGGACATGAATTTGCTTTGTCACCCAGAGGCATTAGAAATCATAAAAGAACTAGGCAGAAGAAAAGTTGATAATAAAGTTATTTATTATGAGTTGCTTTGTGGGGTTGATTACAGGTTTTTAACTCAAGAGCTAGCGACTGCATTAAAACAATCAAGGTTTAAGAACGTTAGAGTAGCTTGGGATTTTGGTTTTGAATTACAGAAAGAGATTAAGAATAAAACTCAATTATTGTTGAATGCTGGATATGCCCCTAAAGATATTATGATCTTTGTGGTCTGTAATTGGGAAACACCATATAAAGAAAATTTAAGGAAAATGGATTTATGTAAAATATGGAACTTCCAAATGGCTGATTGTTATTTCGATAACCAATTAAGTCCAGACATTGACCCGATTCATTGGAATAGAGCAGAGATAACAGAATTTAGACGAAGGGTCAGGAAACATAATCAAATGGTTAATTTTAAGATTGACCCGGAAATCAAATGGACGTAGTAGTTTTATCTTTTAAAAGGTATCTTAAAACTGAGGCTTGCATAAAGTCTCTTTACAAAAGCAAAGGCGTTTCTTTTCGCCTTATCGTTATAGACAATGGCTCCGGGGTTAGCACAAGAGAGGCTTTGCTACAGTTGCAAGAGACTCATAAATTTCTTTTGGTCTGCCTTGACAAAAATATCGGAGTGGGGCAAGCTAGGCGCAAGGCTCTTTCTTGTTGTTCTTCTAAATATGTTGTTTTCCTTGATAATGATATGGTTATAGATGAATGCTTTCTGGTCCATCTAAAAAAGACAATTAAGCCTCATAGAATAGTAGCTGCTGCTGGGGCAAAAGTTATAAATACA